TTGTAACTTGGTTTGCTGTTGTTTTAGTAATTGAGTCATTCCACACAAATCTTCCCGCAGGGGCTTTTGTTGTATCATTATTAACATCTGCATACTCATATAAGACTTTACTTGTTGCTTCTGCTGCACTAATAAAACCTCTTACTGTAACTTGTTGACTTGAACTATTGAATAAAACACTAACATATTCTTTAAAAGATGTTCCGCCTTCAGTCCAACTTGTAATAGTACTTTCTAAACCAGTATCACTTGTTGTAGGCGTAGTGTCACCAGTTCCAATAATAAAATATTGAAATCTTTTTGTACTACTGCCAGTAAATGATAATTGTAAAATGTTATTAAACCCTGATTTTGTCATTACTCCTCCTGCTGCCATTTTCATCATCTCCTAATATGTTGTAGTAAGTGTACTATATGTAGTAAACCTTTCCCCAAGTCCATTTAGACTTATTGTATTGTCTTCTGATACTGTTAAATAATCATGACTCCATGTAGTTGCTGCACTAACAGTCCCTTTTATCTCACCATAACTGCTGTTTGTCCAGGTGACTGTGCCAACTCTACTTGATGGAGCGGTTGCATCAAATAACAATAAAGTCCAACCACTATCTAAACTCCATGTTGTGGTATCGGATGCCACTTTTTGTGCGTAAGTTTGTGAATTGTAAACAAAATAATTTGATGTGTTAGGACCAATTCTTAATTGTATTGTGCTTGTAAAATTTCCTATTTGAGTAGTATTTAACCATACTCCAAATGTTCCTTCTGATGGTGTTCCACTACCAGTTCCAACACATCCTGAAAGGTCACCAATACTTGATGTGTTTCTTAAACCAAAACTTCCACTGACAGTTCCAACAAATTGTATTGCTCCTGTTCCTGTAAGATAATCTCCATCTGTTCCTTGTGTTGTATTCATTGTTGATTTAGCAGTGGTTATTCCTGTATCGCTCCACTTTGTAACATCTTCAAAATTGTTGATTATTTTTGTATTACTACTGCTATGCATAGTACTATTTGGAGGTACACCAAGTAGAAACGAATCATTAATTCTTTCAAATTGTATTTGTTGGTAATCAGGAACCATACCAAAACTTACAGAATCGTCTGCTATTTCATTTATAACTGTTGCATCACCAATCATTTGTTCCTCTAATCTCTTGAGTCTTTCCAAAACATTTGCTTGCCATTCTAATGGTAACCACTCTTTATCTCCAACAGTAAATTCATCAATTCGTCCTGGCCATTTCTTTTTAATTTTTATAATCACAAAACTATCATTAACATTTGGTTTATTTACAGCATCAACAACAGTAACTAGTTGCCCAACTCTCCATGAACTATCACTTACTAATACTTTAAATTTTCCAGTTTGAAATGGTGTAGAAAACTTATCTAAAATAAGTGTACATCTTTGTTCGGCATCTTCAACATTCATAACATCTGTTAAAGTGATTGTACGTTTGTATCTTCCATAAGATGCAATACTTGTGCCATTTGTACGATGAATTGGACTTGGTGTCTCAGTCCAAAATTTAACTAAAATATTGTCTTTTCCACCACTTGGTGTAAGTGATGTAAAGGTAAATTCCTTATTTTTTAAATCAAAAGTAAAGTCAAATGTTCCTACTATTGTTCCTTCTGGAACACCCACCTTTTGTTGAGATTGAGTTGGTGCTGTTGATGAAAAATCTGTTGCTGCATCATAATATACTTCAACATATGTTGGAACTTTATCTGATGTAAGAGTAAATGTTAAAGTAGCACCATCTCCAGTAAATACTTCTGACCTTGGTTCACTTTGTACAACTCCTTCAAGTGTTAAATCATTAATCATTTGGTCTTTTCCATTATTCCACTTAGGAATACCAATGATATTTGTCCCAACTGTTAATGTTGTTGCATTTGCTATATAACCTTTTGGTTCAAAATACACTTTATCTGTATCATCTCTATAATATAAAACCCACCCAAGTGATTCTTGTAGTTTTTTTAATCTTTCTAATGGGTCTGCGTGGTTGCACATAAATTTTGAAAGTGTTATGGTTGTTCCACTATCTTGTATGGTTGTACCATCAGCCGACAACCCAGTACGAGTTGTTATTATGTCTAAAGCAATGTCACTTATCTTTCCATCAGGATAGGCAACATCACCAATAACAGTTTTGTCATAAACATGAGTAACTTCTTGTCTTACAGCATCAGCCAATTCATTTCTTCCAACAATTCTTATTTTTGGTCCATCTGGTTTGTAAGTTTCAACAAAGCCATTCCATATTTTTGTATATCCAGAATCTTGAAACAATTCATAAACCACTAATGTTAGTTCTGTGCTTAAAGTTACAACATCCGCAAGATTCCGTGAAAAATAAATTTCTATGGAAGGAATTGTGTCTCCATATGTTTCTTCTCTGTCCCATTCCATGCAAAAGTTTGTAACATTAATTCCACCTAGAATTACTTGTGTTAGTCTTTTGTTTGATGGTGGAAGTGTTGTAGTAGAACTAGAGGTAGTTGTAGAACTTGATGATGATGTAGTGGTTGTTGCCATTTATTCACCTTAAAAACTATTAGTTGAACTCCCTTCGTATGATGTTAAACTATATTTTACCTTGTTTGGGTCTCCACCAGCATATGTAACACTTACGTCATTTACATACACTCTTATTGTTTCTGTTGATGCAACCATTCCTGTTGAAGACATATTACTTGCTATTGGAGTATAAATATATCCTACTTGACTATTACCTGTATTAGATTGGTCACCAGTAATAAGTGTCCCTGCATTAACAGTTTTTATTGAAGCTAAATCTCTAACATACTTATAAAGGTCAGCAACATCTCCTGTTGAACAATGCCCTTCAAGTACAACATCTCTACTACAACCCATTAAATCTGCTAAAATAGATTCATTAGAATCTTGTGTAGGAAATGGAATTCTAATAAGACCATTTGATTTTTTGATTACTTCTGAGTTTACATTATATAAAGTAAGAATTGCACTACCACTTGAAAGAAAAACATGTCCTGTTCCTGCTGTTAATGTTGAATTTGTCATATTATTTCCTCCTCATAATTATTCCTACTTTTTCATCAATCTTTTCTATTTTTTCTTCTATTTTTTCAATCCTCTTATCAAGTTGTTGATAGTAGTAAATAATTGTTTTCATGTTAGCTGAAATTATTTTTAATTCTGCTCTTTCGTCTGCATCCATTTTATCCTCTCAAATTTGTTGGGTAACTTAAAGCTGATTGAAGTTCCCGTTTTACTTTTTCATCATGTTCATCAAATATTCTTCTTAATTCATCTCTGTCTGTTGCTGCAGAAATGTTGTAAGTTGGACTATAATCAATGGTAGTTTCTCCTCCACCACCACCAACTAATCCAGATAAATCTTTCATTCCAATAATTGTGTCTTGTGGGCTGAATCTTTGTATTCCTCCTCCGGGTCTGGAAATAAAATCACCAACTTCTGCATCATTATTTCCTCCACCACTAAAAGCATTTTCTGCCATTTTTTGTAAATTTGCTGCTTGTTCAGAAACCCAATTAACTGCTCCTTGTGCTATCCCCATAATCCAATCTTTAATTTGTTGTCCTAACCCAGATAAAACATCAAATCCTGCTAATATCACTTTACCTATTTCATTGAAAATAGTTACACCTAAATCTAGTAGTTTTTTTAGCATGTCCCATTTGTTATCCCATACCCATTGAAATAATGTTGCTCCTATATCTAATAATTTACCCATAATATCAGGTAAATTGGTTATTATCCATCCAAGTAATTCTACTCCTATCTTTAGTAATTTACCTAAAATCTCTGGTAAAGTTTCTACTACCCAAGTTAAAAGATTAGATCCTAACTCCATTAAGTCGCTCAACCATTGAGGTAGATTTTTATTAATATATTCTAAAACTGTTACTCCCCATTCCTTTAATGTGTCTAACCACGCAGGAAGATTTGCACCAATATAATCAAGTACCTTTCCTCCCCATTCAGCTAATGTCTGTAACCATGAAGGTAAATTTGTAACTATAAAATTAATTATTTTTTCCCCTAAATTTACTAATGTCCCAATCCATGAAGGTAGATTAGCAGAAATATAATCTAAAACTATTTGTCCCCATTCAGACAAAGTAGCCATCCAAGAAGGCATGTTTTCAATAATAAAATCATAAATTCCTTTTCCAACATCTTGTATTCCTTCAAATATTTCAAAAAAGAATCCCATTACATCTCCTTCAGCTAATTTTTGAAATGCTGCAGGTAAATTAAAATCATCTAAAAGTTTAGAAAGAAATCCTGATGTCATTTTGGCAAATTCAATTAATTTTGGAATACCTGCTCTTAGTAATGGCAAAAACAATCTCAAGAATGGAATAAATAAAATTAAGATAACAAGACCTAAAATTTTGAATAATGGACTAATAATTGGTTCTAAAGCTGTAAAAATGATAGCAATTGCTCCAACTGCGAGTGCTATTACTCCTAATAAACCAGTAACAGATTTTCCGCCTTTTTTCTCTTTTCCACCTGCACTTTCTTCTGCTACTACTCCTCCACCTGAAATTTTACCAACAGCTTCTCCTATTCCAGCTCCTGGTCCTTGATAGCCATAAATACTTGATGTTCCTGATTTTCCTTGCTTAATTGATTCACCAATTCCACCAATTGATTTTTTGAATCCATTAGCTATTCCTTTTGAAGCACTAAGCAATGAACCTTTATCTAAAATCAATTGCAGTGTTGTTTCAGTTTGATATATTCCCATTATTTACCACCGAACATTTTTGAAAATATTTTTATCCATTTCTCCCAACGTTGTTTTTCATCTGCTGCCTGCAAATGTACAAATGCTTGAACTATGTCCAAGTCTATTTCTCTTGCTTCATTTGGCGAGAACCCTAATTTTGCCATTCTAAACAAAACCACATAATCTTGTTCTTGTTCTGTTCCAATCATTTTTCCGCTGAGGATTCTGCCAAGTCTTGAGGGTTTTTTACCCCTCCACTGTTGAAATCTGTTATTTCTCCATACAACCAATCTCCAATTTCTGGGTTTAGTTCTCCTACATCTGATACGTTTCCTACTTTCCAAGGAGCTTCTGTGATACATTTTGTAATGATTAAAAGCTGACTAAATCCACCTTGTAGTTTGGTTTTTACTGGTTTTCCTTTTCCGCTTTCTGCTTGAAAGTCTGTTACTTGGTCAATTATTTCATTTCTTATCTGCATATTCCATTTTCTAATTTTTACCTTAGTTGTTTGCCATTCTGGCTCCATAAACTCTTTTGGTATTTCTAATACCTTTGTTTTTATTTGCATTGCATTGCACCTCCATTATTTATTTTATGGGTTTAGTGTTGAGTTGTTTGTATATTTAAAACCACTACAATCTAATGCCCAATATGTTGTGTCTTCTTTAATTATCTCATTTATGTCCATTGTATAGTCATATGTTGGTAGTTGTACATTGGCGAATGTTACTACTAACTCTCTTGTATTTGTACTTGAAAGACCATTAGTAAATGTTGCTATTAATGTTGCAAGATTTGCTGGTGCTGTTACTGATTGTGTGTCACTACCAAGGAAGTTGTCTAGCTGTAATGTGTCATCTTCATATGCTTCACTTATTCTAAATGAATACTCTACATTTTTTGCTACTGCTTTTGTAGCAAATCTGCTTCCAAGTCCATACAACATTTCAAGATTGTTTCCAATAGAAATCTCTAAACTTTGAACATCTAATCCTGTTGTTGAACCCATTCTTACTGATGCACCACTAAAAATTAATGGGTCTTCATCGTCTCCTGAATCAGTTGTTCCAAGAGTTGAAGTCTTTACCATTTTTTGTGCGAATCCTTCTACTGCAACTGTTGCAATTTCTCCTGCATTACAATTTAAAGTCAAAGAATTAACTTTTGCTCCTAAAATTGAGTGGAAACTATCTGTGTCAAGATTAAAAGCGTTTTGTATTGTCATACTTGGAAGAGTGTTTGCTTCTCCGTATGTTCTAATATATGGACCACTTCCGCTCGAAGAACTTATTGTTCCCATAACCCATTTCAAAAAGTATGCATTACCTAGAGAAAAGT